GATTGCGACTACAACTGCGTATGTAACTTCAACGACCACCAAATATGATACAACCTACAGTACCATATCTGGAACTGGTATTGGTTCAACAACATTCGAAACCAGCAAAGTAACAGCAACTGCTCCTGATACAACTAAAAATACTGAAAAGTTTACTGCTACTGTTTACATGACAAATAGATTAACTACAATTAACACGATTTATGATACTTCGTTCCAAACTGAGTTTGCAACTTTCTACAATACCAAGTTCAAAGACACGACTCTAGACACAGATGTAACTACGCTGACAAATAAACAAACTGATATTATCACTAAGGTTGCGACGTCGCGTCCAACAGACGTTCAGACATATTTTACAACTGGCGAAGTATTGACAACAGTTGCAACTTCTTATGCGACTGACAAAGATACTTCTAAATCGACCGATACATTTAAGCAAACTACACTTGGTACAGCATATTCAACTGCAGTTTCGACAGAAACAGGTACTTCGAAATTAACAAACACTACAACTGAATATTTGTCTGATACAAATTATAGAACTGCTAAGTACACCGAATCAGTATTTGATACTAATTTTATAACAGTGACTGCGTTGTACACTTCTACAACCATTGATACTAAGTTTGCGACTGAAACGTCAAAATCTACTGCATATGATACTGGTAAAACAACTACGACTGCGTACGACACTATTACTGCATTTGCTACGGCAACTAATAAGTCTACGACATCAATCTTTAACACGATGACTGCATTTGCTACGGCAACTAATAGGTCTACAACAAGTACATTTAATACAACGACAGCGTATGCAACAGCAACAAGTAAATCTACGACTTCGGTATTTAACACTACTACTGTATTTGATACAGCAATCGCGACTTCAACAGTGTTTAATACTGATACAATTATTGCTACTGCTACGATCATTTACACCGATACAAATCGTTCAACGAAACGATTAACTAATTCTGTATTTGATACTGCGACTGCATACTTAACAACCACATCATATACAACAAAATATGATACTGCGTTTGATACGTTCTTTAGCACTAATACAACAACGCCAACAGAACGAGATACTTCTACAAGCAGAGAAACTTCTGCTTCTACTGCAACAAGTAAGTTGACAACTACTGGTAGTGGTATTCTAACGTCTACAACGTATAATACTACGTTTGATACAGCATATCAAACTGTTTTCTCAACACAAACTTCTGCATTAACAGCAACGAGTAAGTCAACTGACACGACTGGCGCTACTTCAAAATCAACAGCGACTTCAAAATCGACGACTACATTGTTTAATACAACTACCGTATATGGTACAACAATTGAAACTAATACTACTGGTTCGACCACAAAGTCTACAAGCACCAGTGCTCAAACAAGTAAAGCCACAGATACGACTAAAGAAACTTCAAAATCTACTGATACCTCTATCTCTACTGTGTTTGATACAACAACGACGTATCTAACACAAATTGGTACTAATAGATTTACCAGTACCTCAAGAAGCACAACGACGACGTTCAATACAGCATATGCTACAACTACTGCATATGATACGACTACAACTTTCTTGACTGTGTTTGACACCACAACAACGTTTAATACTACAACAACTTTTGATACAACGTTTAATACTACAGGTTCTACATCTAAGTCTACTTCAAAGACTACAGGAACTTCTAAGTCTACTTCGACTTTATTTGATACCACAACGACTTTTAACACTGTTTTTGGTACAACTCAGTCTACGAGCAAAGCAACCTCTACTTCTAAAGCAACCTCGACTTCAAAAGCAACAGAAACTTCGCGTGGAACAACTACCGCGTTCGATACTACGACGGCATTTGTAACTACATTTGATACCTCTCAAGGAACTTCAAATGTAACAGAAACTTCGCGTGGAACAACTACCGCATTTGATACCACGACAGCGTTTGTAACAACGTTTGATACTTCTCAAGGAACCTCGAGAGTAACAGAAACTTCGCGTGGAACAACTACTGTGTTTGCTACAAGCACTGCGTTTGTTACAATATTTGCGACAACAGGTTCTACTAGTAGAGTCACGGATACAAGCAGAACTACTACATTTGCGACAACCACTACATTTAATACTAACAGAAACACGCAAACTATATTTGAAACATCCGAAGAAATCTATACAACTCTAAAGGGCGACCCCCAGTTTTTAAGAAATAGTATCTACAATACCGCCAGAACAACCGTAACATCGTTTTTAGCTTCTCGTTCTACTGATACTTCTCGTACGACCACATATGGTACAACTACGATATTCAATACCACGTTTGATACTTCACAAGGTACATCACGGAATACTGATACTTCTCGTGGAACTACAACTGGATTTGGTACCACGACCGCATTTAATACGGTGTTCGCAACTAGTGCAACGACTTCCAGAGCAACAAGTACTTCTCGTGGAACTACAACTGGATTTGGTACGACGACCGCATTTACCACTGTGTTTGCCACAAGCGCAACGACTTCCAGAGCAACAGGTACTTCTCGTGGAACTACAACTGGATTTGCTACAACCACAACGTTTGACACAACAACGATATTTGATACAACGACGGCGTTTATAACTGCGTTTGATACAACTGGTTCTACTTCAAAAGCAACAGGTACTTCGCGTACAACTACGACGTTGTTTGATACAACCACGACTTATGTAACTACGTATGATACAACGTTTGATACTGTGGTGTCGACTTCTAAAGCGACATCTACCTCTAAGGCGACAGAAACTGCTGCTTTAACTTCTAAGTCTACTGGTACTAGCAAATCAACAGATACTACGGTTAGTACCTCTAGGTCAACAACCAGTGTGTTCGATACTTCGACTGCGTTTGAAACTGCATATGATACTAACAAAGCAACCGCTACTTCTCGTGCTACCGCATATGCGACCACGACTGGATTTGCTACAATTTATGCAACGCTGACAACTTATGCTACAGTTTTTGATACCACAACCGCATTTAATACAGTATTCGCTACAACTACAACGTTTGATACGTCTGCACTAACTCAAACAAGTAAAACTACTTCCTCGGTGTTTGACACTACGACTGCATTTAACACTACATTTGTTACATCAACGGTATTTGATACAGTTACAGCGTTCCAAACAAACACTGGACGCGATACTGCTATTAGCACAACTGGCTCGACAAGCAAGTCTACTTTAACTTCTTCTCTAACCAGTACCGTATTCAATACCTTAACATCATATATTACTGTTTACAATACTCAGTCGATATTTGATACTGTGTTCTTGACTACCACAAGCAAAGGGACTACGTTCGAAACTGTAAAAGGAACATCGAAGTCTACTGATACTACCATAAATACAGCAACGATTGTTCAGACTGATTCGACTTTCTCAACAGTATATGAAACAATTTCTATTTACGATACTGCTACTGCATATTCAACATCAACGAGTGTAGCAACCGATACTAAGATTGCTACGAATATAGCGACTGCAACTTCGAAATCAACAACGACTGTGTTTAATACTGATACGGCAATTGATACTGCTACAACCAAGTCTACCAGTACGGTATTTGATACAGATACAACCAAGTCTACTGCAACCTCTACATCTACATCGACTGTCTTTAATACTGACACGACTAATGCTACCGCGACAAGCAAGTCGACTTCGTCGGTATATGACACCACTATTGTTACTGGATTCGCTACCGATACTAGCAAGTCTACAACCTATGCGACTCAGACTAAGAGCTTAACCACTATTGTAACAGTGTACGATACTTCTTTGGATACTACGATTTCTACCACCAAAGAAACTACAACTACGAAGAATACAACGTTCGATACTAAGTTCTATACAGATACGCTGTTTAATTTGACTGGAACTGTGTTGAATGCTACGCAATATACAACAGCGATTTCTACTAAGTTTAACACTCAGAAGTCTACATCAACCGCTATAAATACTTCGTCAGCTACTGCTTATGTAACAGTTGTTGATACAGATACCGTTTTTGACACTGTCATTGACACAGTGCTAAACACAAACCCATAAGGTACATAAATGAGTAAGCTATTATCTAAATTCAAAAGAAATACAATAGATGAGTTTATCAATTCTGTTGATAATCAGAAAGTTTCTGCTCTCGCTGTTAGCGCAGCTGGTACAGGCTATGTTAATGCAGAAACTGTAAGTTTATTCGGCGGAACTACTTTTACAGTGACAACCGCTACTGGACCTGTAACAGATGTTACTTTAGTCACAAAAGGTGTTTATAACAATAATGTTCCTAATTCTGCTATCTATGCGACTGGCGGAAGTGGTACTGGTTTAAGAGTCAACGTTTCTTTTGAGAATGAAAATAACTTCTATGTGTTTGTTGGTAAACAATCTGAATACCCAACAAGCGATGTTGCGGCTGAAGTAGAATCAGAAACTGATTCTTTTTACAATATTTGGAACGAAATGATGTTTGGTAAAAAACCAAACTTTAAACGAATGGTTCCAAAATATACATGGACTAATGACACAGTTTACACTCAGTATGACGATCAAGTTGAATTAAAAGATACTGATTTTTTTGTCATTACTGATACACGCGACGTATTTAAATGTATTTCAAATAACGGTGGCGCGAACTCTACTGTAAAACCAACAAAGAGCGCGACTTATATTGGAACGCCATTTCAGACAGCAGACAATTACAAGTGGATGTACATGTATACTGTCGCTCAATCTGATAATCTAAAGTTTACAACAAACGAATATATTCCTGTAACACCAGACGCGCTTGTTGCTAATGCAGCAGTAAATGGTGGAATATTTCATATAAATGTTGAAGATTCTGGCTTAAATTATCCAAATCATACTGGTACTATTACAACGACTGGTAATAACAGTGTGGTAATTATTGAAAACACAGCAAATACAACTTCAAACTATTACAGAGATAGCGCGATTACTGTGATAAATCCAATTACGAAACTTACCTTTGTGCGTAAGATTGGCGCGTCTAATACTGCGTATGGTATTACAATAACTGACTCGTTCCCATCTGGATTCTTATCAAATACCTGTACCTATTCTATTGGTCCGTTGTTAACAATTACTTCTAGAACTGGCAGTAATGCTTCTGCATATGCTGAGATGAATTCAACAACTGGTGCCATTACACGTGTTAATATGGCTAGATATGGTACTGGTTATAAAGACGCTACTGTTACTGTAACTGCTGGAACAAACCTTGGTTCTGGCGGTGAATTGAGAGCTATTATATCTCCAGCTAATGGACACGGTAGTGATGTTTATGATGAATTATACTGCGATGCGCTCGGCGTGCATTGTTTATTTGATGAATATGTCGGAGCCAATACTTTTAACGCAGACGTGACTTATAGAACTGTTGGTTTGTTAAAAAATCCAACATATTCTAACGGAACTTTATATGCTGCAGACACATTTAATCAATTATGTACTATAAATATAACAGGTTCTGGAACAGGAACTTATGCGAATGGTGAAGTGGTAACAGGTAGTATTTCTACCGCTTCTGGTCGCTATGCGTTTGCAAACTCTTCTGTTATGATAATGACTGGTATCAATGGTACTTTTCAGTCTGGCGAAGTTTTACAGGGCGCGAATGGCGCACAGAGAATCGCTTCTAGCGGAAACACTGCAGCAAACCTAGCTATCTATTCTGGTGACATATTATATGTCCAAAACATTCAAGAAGTTTCTCGTTCTACTTCAAATAAAGAACAAGTTAAATTAGTAATAAGATTCTAACGGAGCAAATTAATGTCAGCTGATATTGCAAATACAACACTAGCGTCGGCACCATACTATGACGACTTTGATGAAACAAAGAAGTTTCATAGAGTACTGTTTAGACCATCATTCCCAGTTCAGGCTAGAGAATTAACTCAGCTACAGAGTATTCTGCAGAATCAGATTGAGCGTTTTGGCGACGGTGTATTTAAGCAAGGCAGTATCATCAAGGGCTGTGCTCCGACAGTAATTCCTGATGCTGTATACGTTTCTGTTCCTGATTCTACTACATTTAATGTTTCCAATACTTCTTATGTTGGAGCAATTCTTTATGGTGCTAATTCTGGCGTTCAAGCTAGAATTCTAAAAGGCGAACTTGGTTTTGCTGCAACTTCAGACCCATCAAAGTTTTTTGTAAAATATACTTCTACTGGTAGGAACGGTGTTACAGGATTCCAAGAGGGCGAAACTATTGTAATTTATGGCGAAGATAAATCATATCTCGGAACATCAGTTATTACTGTTGCTAATGCTACCAACTTCTCTGTTAACAGCAGAATTAGAGGTACAACTTCTGATGCTCGTGGTTTAATTACAGCTGCTAACACTACTTCTAACGAAATTACTATTACAAATGTTAGAAAAGACTTTACTGTTGGAGAAACAATTCAATTGCTATCTAACACGGCTGTAAGCACTACTGTTTCTTCTATTAATCTTAATTTTAGCAACAATCTAGCAAATACAACTGTTCTTACAACTCCTGGTGATGGCAGATACACTGCTGTCGGTAATGCTTATGCTTTAAGCATCTCAGAAGGTATTGTGTATCAAAAAGGTTTCTTCGTAAAGACAGATACACAAACTCTAATTCTAAATCCTTCAGCTGGTGGTCCTTCTGCTGCTAATGGCATCGTTGTTGGTATGGAAACAACTGAAACAGTAGTAGACGAATTTGCTGATTCTTCGTTGTATGATAATTCTGCTGATTTGTCAAACGGCGCAGCTCCTGGCGCGCACCGACTAAAACTAGAAACTAATTTCGTTTCTTATTCAAAAGAGGCACTTCCTAATACTGAAGTATTCTTTGCTGTTGCTGAGTTTGGTCCAGACAATATTCTAAGATGGAATAACACTTCTGTTGGTGGCGCAGTTGGTCAAGAAATGGCTCAGCGTACATATGACGAGTCAGGTCACTATACTGTAAAAGACTTTACCATTACTTCGAAACCATCGGCTAATACTCAAGAATTCTACTACGACATCGGTGCTGGTAAAGCATATGTTCGTGGTAATGCTGTTGACTTTAAGTCAAACCAAGTATTAAGTTCTCGTCGCGGTGTTGATACTGAATCACCAGTACAACAAATCGTTTCAATGAATTATGGTAGTTATGTTACAGTTGAAGAGCTTCGTGGATATTTCCCAGCAGATCAATCGGATTCGGTAAATCTATATGATTCATTTCAGAATGCTATTACTGCCAGCTTAAATTCTTCAAGCTCTGCTACTGGTAGTGTAATCGGTACAGCTAATATTCGTAATCTAGTTTATGATACCGACAGCGCCGACAAAGGTGCTCCATTAGCACAATACAACATGTATCTGTTTAATGTTAAGATGAACGAAAATGAAAACTTTAATAAAGTTCGTTCTATCGTTTATCAAGGCACCGCTAATGCGTTTTCTGACGTTGCTGTTTCGCAACTCGCTAACTCTGTTTACACTGCTACTATTTCTGCCAACGGTGGCGGATATACAAATGGTGACATTGTTACAGTAAGTGGCGGTCTTGGTGAATCTGCGACTGCACTTATAACGGTAAACAATGCTTCAGGCAACGTCACATCTATTTCTCTAATTCAGGGTGGTAAATATACTGCCAATCCAACATTGTCTGGCGCTGCTGTTACAGGCGGTTCGGGTACAGGCTTAACTGTAAACTTAACTATTGATGGGTTTGTCGATCCTAAGCTAGAAGCTACTGACTACACAGCTCTCGTATTTGGTTTGACAAATCGTGCTGTTAGAGATCTAAGAAATGAACAAGGCGATTCTGATACCGAGTTCTATTACAATGCTTCTATTGATGCTTCTCTAGCAAACAATGGTACTACAACTATCAGCTTAACCGACGGTGGTTCGTTCTTTGGCTTCTCAGACAACACCGATTTCTCTGAAGAAAAAGTAGATATCGTTCTTACTGGTGCAGCATTAACTACTGTAAATCTAAGTGGTACTGTTTCTGTTGCTAACTCGACCACCACTACTATTACTGGAACTAGCACATTCTTTCAGCGCGATTTTGTTGTAGGTGAGAAGATTACAGTAGCAGGAAATACTGCAGTAATCGTAAACTCGATCGTAAGCAATACTACGATGACAACAAGAACTGCTCACGGTGCAGCTGCTGTAGCAAATACCTATGCTCGTTTCCACGAGAAAGGTTCTATTATTAGCTTGGCTACCAGCAACAGAACAATCGCTCTAAACTCGACACTTCAAAGTTTAACTGTTGATCTTGGACCTGACTTTACTGCTTCTGGCGCGACAGCTATTAAAGTTAATGCTTACGCTAGAAAGTCTAACGCTCGCCCAATCGCCAAAGAAATTAAACGCAATCAACTAGTCCGTTTCTACAATGGTTCGCTTGCTGGTACTATTGCTACTTCAGGAAATACTGTAACTGGTACTTCTACTGCATTTAGTACCGATTTCAAGGTTGGTAACTATATTAAAGCAAATGGCGAAACTAAGAAAGTTACAGCTATCGCCAACACAACCCAACTTTCTGTAGATACTGCATTCTCTACAAGTCTATCAGCTAATACTTACGAGATTGTTCATCCTTATGGATTTAATCTTGGTGTTCCAGACGTGCTTAAAATTAATCGCGTTTCAAAAACTAAAGATTTGAGTTCAGACAACAATCAAGCTGTTAGCGATATCAAACAATACTTTACATATGATTTTGGTCAGCGCGATACGCACTATGACCACGCAGTTCTATATCCTAAGTCTACTGCTAATCTCTCAAACTCGTATCTAATCGTTGACTTTGATTGCTTTGCAGCCAACGCTACTCTTGGTAAAGGCTTCTTCTCGGTTGAGTCTTATAGCGTAAATGACGCCATCGGTGCAAACACTTCTCAGTATGTAAGAACTTGGGAAATTCCTTCTTACTATTCTGCTACACGCAATCGTCGTTTTGATTTGCGCGATTCTATTGACTTCCGTCCATATCGAGCAAATACAGCGAACTTGACTTCTAATGCTTCGGCAACAACAGTCAACCCACCGCCAGCGACACTGTTTAATTCAGGTACAACTGATTACAATCCATATCCTGGTCAAAACTTTGAATGTAATCTAACTTATTATCTACCTCGTCGTGATGCTGTTGTTCTAACTTCTAAAGGCAATTTTGAAGTTGTAGAGGGTGAATCTGCAATAGTTCCTCGTGCGCCAAATGCAGAGTCTGATGACCAAATGGTTGTAGCGACAACTTATGTTCCACCATATCCTTCATTGACTGTTGCTGAATCGCAGTACGTAATTAATGCGCCTTACACAATGAATATCTCGCCTATTTCTAATAAGCGTTATAGAATGAAGGATATCGCTGCTATCGACCAGCGCGTTTCTTCTCTTGAGTATTTTACCACTCTAACTCGCTTAGAGCAAAAAGCTACTCAGTTAAATATCCCAGATACTAATGGCGTAGATCGATTCAAAAATGGTTTCTTCGTTGATCCATTTGATAATCACAATCAAGCAAAACTAGGCGACCACGAACACACAATCGTAATCGACCCAACAACTGGTATCGGTCGCCCAATGGTTTCTACTGAAACAGTTGAGATTGAAATTAACAACGCGAATAGTACATCTACTTCAGTAATTAGAGATACAGCTAATAACATCAGCTACAGTAAGAACTTTATAACTGTTGGCTACGATGCAAATACTAAGTTTATTTCTCAGGAATATTCTACTCGCGAAATCGCAATTGATCCTAATGACAAATACGATAGCGGTGTTGTAGAACTAGATAAGACAAGATTTGCTGACGTTGAGCAGTCGTTAAAATATCCTGTAACAACTATGACGGTTACACCTACAACCACCCAATACAACGAACAGTATATCTATCCTATGAATAGAACTGTTAAGTTAATTGCTCGTGGTCTAAAACCATCGACTAGACATTACATTAGCATAGATAATGTCGACTATTCTTCGTTGGCAACACCAGGAAATATTGTATATGGCACCACTAAAGTCGCTTCAAATGTAACTGTTGATGGTCTACAAGGCGAAGCTCTATATTCTGATTCAACTGGTGTGTTGTATGCAGTTGCTACAATTCCAGGAAATCTATCGCTAGGAAACCACGTATTGTCTGTGACTGATGTCGTATCTCCAGCCACTCCTTCTTCAAGATCGCTTGGCGCGTTCGTAGTTTCTCTTGTTGAAGAAGTTCCAGGAAATCCAGTTGTCGAGCCACCACTAGTACCAAAGACTCCGTTAATTGTTGCTGACTTTGATGTTGTCGGAACATTAGTTGTTGAAGAAGGAACTTCACACACTCTATCGTTTATTGATAGAACTAATAGAGGTGTTATTGCTCCACAAGGTTCAACTCTAGAGTCACCTGTTGCATGGGAATGGTCGTTCGTTCATTGCTCTACTGGTTGCGTAACACCAAGTTCTGCTAATTCTTCGATACAAAATCCATCAGATATTACATTTACATTCCCTTCAATGGTCGAAACAGTTTATGTAAAACTAAAAGTTAGTGGTAATAACAGTACTGTTTCTGAAGTTGTAAAACCAGTTCAGCTGACTAAGTTTGAATCTGATGGTGACCTAAAACTAACCATGTTAAATGTAATATCTGGAAACAACAACAGCTACTACATGTCAGACGCTTCAACTGCAAAAGCAGTCAACTGGGTCAACCTAGAATTCCGTGGTGACATGACAGCCAATCGTGTAACTGGTGGCTATGTGACTATTGGCGTAGTTGGTAATGCTCCATCGGGAAGCTTGTCTGGTACAAATTTCTCTGCAGCAAACGTCGGTACTGCTTCAATTACAAACAACCAAGCATTAAGTAATGGCGGTCGCTCTGTAGGAATTGGCTGGAGCAATCCAGCAAATACAACTCTTACTGTAACAGCTACATATTATAGTTCTGCTGCGGTTGTTCTTGCTACATCAGAGAAAACAATTAGCTTTACTAATAGCACTTCGCTAGAACCATGCAAACCATGCGATAACGCTACAGAACAAAATGTGTTTGTAAGAGGAGATACTAATTCAGTTGAGTATATTTCTACTCAAATGGGTAAAGGTCTACAATCTATGAACGAAGCAATATAATCTGGAGATATAAATGCCAACCGCAACAACAAATTCATTAAAGTTTTTAGCTCAAGCATTTTCAGTCGCTTCTCCTGGAGAGGCAACTGGTATCTATGCTACTAAACTTGGCTTATTCTTTAAGAGAAAAGGCGCATCTAGCGTTAAAGTATTTTTGATGGAAATGACCGATGGTCTACCAGATAGAAACTCAATTGTTCCAGGATCTACTGTAACTCTCGAGACAGATTCTATTTCTGTATCTAACACTGGTGCTACTGAAACTACTTTTGAATTTGATACTCCGGTTTTCTTGGATTCTTCTAAGAACTATTGCTTTGCTATTCAAACACCAAGTTCTGACTTTGGCGTCTGGGGCGCTACTCGTGGCGAACGAGATTTAATCACTGACACTATCGTTAATAGTAATCCGCTTACAGAAAAAGCATTTTATTCAGAAACAGACTCTACTTACTCAGAACTTGTCAATCAAGATATTAAGTTCGTATTGTATCGCGCTAAGTTTAACGTAGACACTGTTGGTACAGTCACTCTTAGAAATAAAGAAAATCTAGAATATCTCGTAATTAAAGATGTAAATCGTGTACAAAGTTTAATGCCTTATAGCTCTGACTCGGTTGGCGCGTTTGGCGAAACATATTCAGAAAAAGGTAAGTTCGTTTCGATGTATAGATTCGAAGATTCTACTAGCGAAAAATACGTACTGTTAGTAGATACTGTTGCGGGTCAAACATTTACTGCGAATGATCAAATTCAAATCTATCGTCAAATGATTGTAAATGGTACAACTAAAACTGTAAGACTACTAAATGGTACAGTAGAATCAATTAAGAACTACGAGTATCATTCTATCATTCCTAGATTAAATGTTGATAAAAAGCCAACTAGCGAACTAACTCTAAAAATGAGTGGTACTTTCTTAGAAGGCTCTAATTTCTCAGAAGATCCTAACTACTTCAATATTTCTGATTCTGAAGAAAAAACATTCGCAGATAAATCTAGATACTTGCTAAGTTATAGCAACGAAGCCAATGGAAGTATCCTGGCTGGTAATTCTTCCTTACAAGTTCAAGCTGTACTAAATGCTACGAATGAATATGTCGCTCCAATTATTCGACTTGACGGTTCGCAGATGTTACTCGTTACAAATAGAGTAAACGCTAATACAACAAACGAAACAACTCGCGAAGGTGCTGCTGATGCGAAATATGTTTCTCGCGTTATCGGACTAGCTGATGGTCAAGACGCAGAAGATATTAAAGTTTATGTTGATGCATACAAACCTAAGAACACTGGTGTTGTAGTTTACGGTAAGTTCCAAGCAGCCGAAGATTTTAGAGATTTTGATAGTCTTCCTTGGATCGAACTAACTCAAGTGACGCCAGCAGGTGTTTATTCAGATCCTAAGAATCTAAATGACTTCCGCGAGTTTGAATTCGAAATTCCTGCTAACTACAAGAACAACGAAGGATACTTTGCTTACAGCGCAACTGCTCCCGAGACAGGTGACTTCGTTCGCTTCAAGAAATACAGCATTAAAATTGTATTGACAGCAGATTCAGGTTATGAATATAACCCACCTAGAATTACTGACCTACGAGTTATCGCGCTGCAAAAATGACGAATTATTTGAAAATTGAAGATGCTCCAGATTTAGTAAAAGATACGAATTCTGGAGCAGTACTAAATACTAATGTACAAGCGTTAGAAGCATATCGCAAAAGACGCGAAAAGTTTAGTAAGGTCGATGAGTTAGAAAACAAAGTTGTTTCATTAGAACAAAACATAAATGAGTTAAAATCGCTAATCATAGCGGTTCTGGCGGAGAGAAAATAAATGGCAATTACATTCGCAAACGTCGCGAACACAGATACCTTTTCGACTTGGTTGACAAGAACCAACCAAATGGCGAATGCGTTTGTGCAGGTCGTTACGGTAGAATCAAATACTGCTTCTGGTAACGCAGCGGTCAGTGGCTACTTTGTGGCTAACGGTTTCGTCGGAAACAACATTACTGTGACTGGTTCAGCTGGCGGAAACTTAACTGTTTCTTCTGCTAACTTAGTAATCGCTAGTAATTCAAAATTATCTGCTGTCGGTTCGCTTGCTGTTAAAGGCACAATGACTATTGACGCGCTAAGTAGCGTCAACACTGGTACAGCTGCGAACGCAACTCACTATCTTTTGGCTGCTAACAGCGCCAACGGTAGTAGCTGGTACTATGCAGCTGTTCCAACTTCCTTTTCAGGAAACTCTAACTTTGACTCAGGAACTTTGTTTGTTGATTCAGTAAACAACAGAGTCGGTGTAAACAATACAACTCCTGATGCTGCTTTGACTGTAACTGGTACTGCTAATATTTCTGGTAACGTTGCTATTGGTGGCGGTCTAATAACCAGCACAAATAACGCTTTCCAAGCTAACGCTACATTCTCTGATAGAATTACCGTATCTAATTTTGCTACATTCTCAAATAGCATCACAGTTACAAATACCGCAACTTTCTCAAATACAATTACTGTTTCTGGTAATGTCGCATTTGGTACTACTAGAATTACAGCTAATGGCGGTGTCGGTACAGCTGGACAAGTTCTAACTTCTGGCGCAGGAACTGGAAATGTGTATTGGTCTAGCGCAGCTGCTGGTACTATAACAAACATTGCTTCTGGCGACGGTTTAACTGGCGGACCAATTACTTCAACTGGTACTTTATCAGTTCTAGCAGGCTCTGGTATTATTGCTAACTCTAGTGGTTTGTTTGTAAATGCGACTGCTATTGCAGTTGGTACTTTACCAATCACTCGTGGTGGTACGGGAACTTCTACTGCAACTGGTACTGGTTCAGTAGTTCTTTCTGCTTCTCCAACCTTTACTGGTACGATTAATGCACAGATTTTAAACATCGGTAACACTAGCATATCGGGTAATTTAAGCGTCGATGGTTTTGCTAATATTATTTCTACTGCAAACGTCGGTGGTGCTGTAAATCTACGAAGCACCCTTGCTGTAAATGGCGCAGTAACAATTGTTAATACAATGGCTGTCGGTAATACCACGCTAACAGGCACGCTAAGTGTTTCTGGAAACGTCGCGACTGGCAATGTTGTTACAACTGGTAATAATACTACAACTGGAAACACAACTATTTCTGGTACATTAAATGTAGCGAACGGAATTGTTCTTTCAACGAATGCAGTGGCTCTTGGTATTGAACAGTCGCTAACTCTTGCTCTTTCTGATGAAACTACTACCATTACTACTGGTACAGCGAAAATAACATTCCGCGCTCCATTTGCTTGGACTCTGACTAGAATTCCTCGTGCTTCTTTAGCAACTGCTTCTGTTTCTGGAAATCCAACAGTTGATATTAATGTAAACGGTTCTACTATCTTAAGTACAAAATTAACGATCGACGAAAACGAAAAAACAAGCACAACTGCTGGTACTGCTGCAGTTCTATCGTCAACAAGCATTGCTGACGATGCCGAAATTACTATGGATATCGACGTGGCTGGTGGTGGCGCGAAGGGACTAAAAGTAACACTATACTACAAGCGAGCCTAATATGGGCGGGTTTTTGTTAAATTCTTATATTGTTAGACAAACGACGGGCGGAACCTCGCGTTCAACATCAACAGCATTTAACACTACGTATGTGACTTTTTATGTTACTGGATATGATACTAATTTTGAAACACAAAAATCAACTGATACAAGCCAGCTAACATCTAAATCTACAGATACTACAACAGTTTACAATACTGTTTATACTACTGTATTTGAAACTTCTAATGAAGTTTCTACTACCACAAAATACAATACGACCATTACTACAACGTTCTTTGATGGCGAACAGGAAGTTACAGAAGTCTACGAAATACCAACAAGTAGAAGTACATTAACAGGAACAGCTCGCGACACTAATACAACAGTATTGACAACATATGCAACAACCACTGTATTCAATACCAATACTGCTTATCTTACTTCTCTTGCTACGACGCCATCTACTAACAGAGTAACTACAACTTCCGCAGCGACTAGTACCTCTAACGCAACTGGAACCTCAAGATCAACAACATCAGCTTTTGATACAACGACTACGTATTTAACGCTATACGCTACTGTATTTGGTACCTCTAATGAAGTTTCTACGACAACCGTTTATCTTACAGAAATAACAACTACAGTATCTGGCGAACCAGTCGATGTTCCCAAAGAAGTAAGTAGAAGTACATTAACTGGTACAGCTCGCAGTACAGATACAACAATATTAACAACATATGCGACGACTACTGCATATGGTACAACCACAACATACGTAATTGGTGGGGATACTCAAACTATATTTGAAACATCTGAACAAATCTTCACTACGATTAAGGGAGACCAGTCGTTCTTAAGAAACAGTATCTACGAAACTGCTAGAACAACTGCGTCTGGTGTAGTAACTTCTAGAACAACTGATACTTCTATTTTTACTGATACTTCTAAAAATACTTCTTTTGTTACCGCCACTGTATTCGCGTCTGTCTATGACACTAGCAAAATTACATCTACGTCCACTTCAAAAGCAACTGGAACTTCAAAAGAAACAACAACAGTCTTTGATACGACCACGGTGTTTAATACAACAACTACGTATGGTACGACAACAACATTCGGCACTGTTTTATTTAATACTACCACCAAATATGATACAGAAGTATTTACAGAAACTTTTGATGACGAAAACAAAAAGTTTGTACTAACATCTACAGCTTTTGAAACAAGCAAATTAACTGAAACTGGAACAATTACTGTTAGAGCAACAAACACATCAAAATCTACTGATACCTCTAAATCAACTGCATATAGTACCTCTACGGTGTTTGTTTCTGTTTATGAAACGGCTGGATCGACCTCTAAGTCTACTTCTAAAACGACCGCGACCACGACGTCGTTTAATACTTTTTATGGTACAACTACTAAATATGACACGTTATTCGCTACTGGCGCGTCAGTATCAAAATCCACGACTGCGGCGACCTCTAGATCTACTGATACATCATTTATGACTATCGTTGGAACAATTGTTACAACAGAAATTGATGGTGACACACAACAATATACTAGCGAACTTCAATAAGGCTATCTTATGGCAACTAAACTAAATCTATTCATCGACCAAGGAACCGACTTCTCGACAACGATTGAAGTCGCAGATGATGCTGGTGTTCCAATTAATCTATCGACATTTACTGGTCGTTCGCAGATGCGCAAACACTATACGTCAACTACGTTTAATTCGTTTACTGTTACTGGTGATGCCAATGGTGTAATTACTGTTTCTATGAATGCTGCTACAAGCGCGAACATTACTGGCGGTAGATATGTTTGGGATTTAGAACTTGTTTCTTCTGGAAACGTGGTCTCAAGAATCGTAGAAGGTATTGTTACTATTAACCCTGAAGTTACGAGATAACTAAATATGGTTACGGTAGTGAAATCCAACAATCGAAATGCTCTTAGTCTAAAAGTTGTTGCATCTGGTGGCTCAATTACGCCATCTACACAGGCTGGTGCTGTTACTGTTACTTCTGCTGCGGGTGTTACTGCAGCAGTTACACGATTAGATTCATTGGTTGATGTGGTGGAATCAACCCCTGCGAACAATTCCACATTAGTTTATTATTCTGCCAACGACACTTATGTTGTCGAACAATTAAACTTAGACGGAGGTTCATTCTAAAATGGCCAATAAAATTCAAATCAAACGTAGTACCACCAACGCAGCACCTACTGGTCTTGCGAATGGTGAATTAGCGTATACCTCGAATGGCGAGATACTATTCTTAGGTCACCCAGATGGGTCGACTGGTAGTATCGCAATCGGTGGTAAACGCGCTCCTGGTACATTAACCGCTAACCAAGCCCTTGTCGCTAACTCTACACTAGGTATTGACAAAGTAATCGTCGCTAACCTAGTTCCAAATCAAATCTATGCCAACGGTGCAATCGGTTCCAACGGACAAGTTCTTGTTTCTGGCGCTGCTGGTAACGTATACTGGGTGACTCCATCAGAAGGTGTGTCTTATGACCTACTTGCTGTTGCCAATACTGAAGCTAACAAAGGTATTCTACAATTAGACGCATCTGTTGGCGCAAACGATGATGTATTCTTTATCGGTGCTGGTGGTGTTACTGTTTCTTCTAACTCTACCGCAATTTTAATCACTGGACAACAGGGCGACATTACTGAAGTTGTTGCTGGAAACGGTTTAACTGATGGTGGTACTTCTGGTAGCGTAACACTCAATGTTGGTGCTGGTAACGGTATTGATGTCGCTGCTGATGCTGTTGCTGTTAAAGCTAATAACGGTATTATCGCTAACTCTAGCGGTGTATTCGCTGATGCTGCCAATGGTATCTCGGTAGACGCTTCTGGTATTAACGTTCTTCGCGGTGACGGTACTCTTACTGTAAACGCAACTGGTGTTTATGTTAATACTGCAAATCTATCTGTTGCTACTTCTCAGCTATCTGGTGATGTTGCTCTAGGTACACAAACTTCTGGTAACTATGTTGCTACTATTTCAGCTGGTGCTGGTATTTCTGGATCAGGTTCTTCAGAAGGCAGTGCTGTAACAATCGCTGTCGTAGCAAATAATGGTATTATCTCTAATACAAGTGGTGTATTCGCTGATGCTGCTAACGGTATTTCGGTTGATGCTTCTGGTATTAATGTAACAGCTGGTGACGGTCTTGTTGCTAACGCAACTGGCGTTCACGTTGTTGCTGCCAACGGTATTTCTGTTTCAGCTGATGCGGTCGGTGTAACAACTGGTTCAACTCTAACTGTAAACACCTCTGGTATTCACGTCAACAGTTCGCTTTCGATTACTGACCTAACACTATCTGGTAATCTTGATATCAATGGCACACTAACCACAGTTGATACTACTAACCTATCTGTAACTGATAGCATTATCTCGTTGGCTCGTAGCAATGCGGTAGATACACTTGATATTGGTTTCTATGGTACATTCAATGACGGCGCAACCAAATATTCTGGTCTGTTCCGCGATGCTTCTGATGGTGTCTTTAAGCTGTTCTCTGGTCAAATTCCAGAACCAACGACGACCGTTGATACTGCGAACGTAAACTTTGCTTTCGCGACACTACGATCGTTCTTAAATACTGGCGCATTGATTGCTAACTCAAGTGTTGTAAACATTACTGCTAACTCGACTGTTTCGGTTGCATTAACTGCTAACACTTTGAGCTTGACAACTGCTCTACCAGCAACTTCTGGTGGTACAGGAACTGGAACTTATGCTCTCGGCGACTTGCTAGTTGGTGGTGCAGGTAATACGCTATCAAAACTAACAGTTGGTGCAGACGGCAAGGTTCTACAATCTAATGGTACTTCTGTAGTCTATGCTGATCTAGATGGCGGTACGTTCTAAAATTAAATAGGAGTTATTATGAGTGAAGCTGTATTTGTAAATGTGTATATTGAGAATATTAAACAGGCTCTTTTTGATGAGATTTCAAAACATCTAATCACTAAGAGCCAGCTCGATCTAATGTCAAAACAATTAGAGGAAGCAACTGCGAAGCTACAAAAGCTGGAAGCTAAGAATAAGAAAATCGCAGAATAACTTAAAGCCCACTTCGGTGGGCTTTCTTTTAGAGTATAAATAAATGTATGGCTACTAATCTAAAGAAAACATCTGTCGCTGGTCGTGTCCCGAACACCTTCGTATTAAGTACCGATGGTGATATTGGGGTAAACACACACGATGGTAAAATGTATATTTCAAATTCAAGTAATGTGTTTGAAGTTGGCGCAAATATTAGTGGTAACAGTTATGTTGGTGGAAATTTAACTATTGATTCTGGTATATTAAGTTGGAATACGCTAGAAGATTGTTTAGATATTCAGCAAGAAGACGGTTCTACATTACAAACTGGTTTGGAATCTTATATCAAAGTTAGAAATTACACTGGCGGAGTATTAACTAATGGTACATTAGTCCAGTTCTCTGGTATAAATGGCAATGGTAATCCCACATGTGTTCCTTTACTCGCTAACTCTACATTTGATCCTTTGTACACAATCGGTGTTCTAACTAATGATATTCCAAACGGAGAAGTTGGGAGAGCAACTACTCTTGGAAAAGTAAGAGGGATAAACACAACTGGTGCTGCTGTCGGAGAAAGTTGGAGTGCGGGCGATTTGCTTTGGGCTTCCACTACAGCGGCTGGTGGTCTAACTAAAATAAAACCAACTGCGCCGAATCCAGCGATTTCTGTTGCTGCTGTAACTGTAGTCGGAACTACCACAGGCGAATTATTAGTTAGACCAACTATTTCTCCCAGACTATATTATGGTTCATTTTCAGACACCACGACACAATCTGCTGTACTTGCTAATACCGCATATCCAATTAAGTTTGATACTACGGATTCTGCTTCTGGCCATTCCGTAGCAAGTAGATATTCTGGAAGCAACAACGCAATAGTTGCATTAGCATCTGGTTTATACAACTATCAATTTTCGCTTCAGTTTAGTTCGACGACCAACCAAACTCGTGACATATGGATTTGGCCAAGAAAAAACAACGTTGATATTCCTAACTCTGCTACCAGAATTAGTATTACTGATTCGACAACATATGTTGTTGCGGCTTGGAACTTTATTGTTTCTATGCAGGCAAACAATGACTTTCAACTAATGTGGGCTGCGGAAGAAGGTTCAAATACAATATCAATTACAGCGTTTTCTGCTACTGCGTTTTGTCCTGCTACCCCTAGCGTTATTTTATCTGTAACAGAAGCATCATTATAAATAGACCTGAGTAAATACTCAGATAATCCGTCAGTAGATACTGACAAACGGAGATAGGCAAATGCCAAATAGATTTCAAATAAAACGAACTACTACCTCTGGCTTACTACCAAACGTAAGCAACGTAGCTAACACCTCGTACATCGCCGCAGGTGAATTAGCAATCAATCTTACCGACAGGAAACTATTGTCTTCCAATGGCTCAGCGACATTTGAAATTGGCGCGAACCTTGCAAGTATGGTTGTCGGAACTGGCTTTACTTTAACAAGCGGTAATGCAAACTTTGATAGCGGTGTTCTATTTGTTGATGGTACAAACAACCGAGTTGGCATTGGTAACACAACTCCTGGTCACGCTTTATCAGTAACAGGCACAACTAACTTAGGTGGTGTAGTAACAGCTACTGCAAATGTTATACTTGGTACAACTACTATATCTGCTAACGGTAGTGTTGGTACTGCTGGCCAAATTCTAACTTCTGGTGAGTCTGGTAATGTTTACTGGTCTACTGGTGGAGGTGGATCTCCTGGTGGTGCTAATACACAAATACAGTTTAATGATAGTGGTTCGTTTGGTGGTGATGCAGGTCTGACTTATAACAAAACAACTGATGCACTAACAGTTGCTGGTGCACTTACTGTTAATGGCGCAGTCACTGTTCCAAATACTGCTGCTCTTGGTAACACGACTATAACTGGATTTGTAAACGCAACTTCTTCTGTTAATGCAGCATCATTTACAATAGATACTACAGTTGTTGCTAACAGCACCGCTGTTTATGCTACCAGATTAAATTCTAAAACAGAAGGCAACTTAAACGTAAACAATGCAGTTACATCTGGCGCTGTTACTGTTACCGATACTAGAGCAGCTCAAACCACACCAGAAACTTTAGCTTTACCACTTGTTGATTTTGATTTTAAACAAAATACAACAGAAGGATTATCTGATGGTGGAACTTATTTTGGTGAGATGACATTTAGACCATATGGAACTACTACCGACTGGTCAGGCGGTCCATCTCATCAGTTGGGTTTTACTTCTAATAATAATGTTTATCATAGAAGCGGAACCAACACAACATGGGGAACTTGGGCTAGACTGTATAAAGAAGGAACTGTTCTTGCTGCTGGCAACACGACTATAACTGGTTTCGCTAACGTAACAACAACAGCAACAGTCGGAACTGGCTTTACTTTAACCAGTGGTAATGCAAACTTTGACAGTGGTGTATTGTTTGTTGATGGAACAAACAACCGTGTTGGTGTGGGCAACACAACTCCTGGCCACGCTTTATCAGTAACAGGTACAACTAATTTAGGTGGTGCGGTTACAGGTATTACAACTCTAGCTGCTGGCAACACGACTATAACTGGATTTGCTAACGTAACAACAACAGCAACAGTCGGAACTGGCTTTACTTTAACCAGTGGTAATGCAAACTTTGACAGCGGTGTTTTGTTTGTTGATGGAACAAACAACCGTGTTGGTATTGGTACTGCTTCGCCAGTAGTTAGATTAGATGTTTCAGGTGGCGAAGTTCGAATAGCAAATGATATAGGCTCAACATTTGGCGGTCAATTTAAATTAGTCAATAGTGCTTCTGGCGCAACAAACACTGATAAAAGTTTCCGCGTTGGTCCAACCGGAACTTTGGAAATAATCAACAGCGCGTATAACGCTGTGCCTTTTACATTTACAGATTCGGGAGTATTCCAAGCATCAAGCGATATTCGTGCTCCAATCTTCTACGATAGCGCAAATACATCTTTTTACCTAGATCCAGGATCTACATCTAACTTAAATGGACTTACAGTTGCGTCTACGATAACTGGCTCGATTACTGGAAACGCAGGAACTGCGACCACTTTACAAACTGCTAGAACCATTAACGGTGTATCGTTTAACGGTTCTGCTAATATTACAATTACTGCAAATACTACTAATACCTTAACAAGAGGTACATATCTAACTGGTGATAATTTCAATGGATCAGCGGCTACTACTTGGGCTGTTGATGCCACAACTACTGCGACTGCAAGCAAAATTGTTGCTCGTAACAGCAGTGGCGATGACTTTAGACGCTATGGATTTGCCGAATACTTTAACATGAGCCACGCAGCAAGCGGTGCAACAACTGACACTGTCTTTTATTCGTCTGGTGATGACTATATCAGAAAAAATAATGCTACTGGCTTTAGAGCATCATTAAACGTACCAACACGTACAGGTGGTGATGCTTCTGGCACTTGGGGAATCAGCGTAACTGGTAATGCAGGCACGGTCACTAATGGTGTCTATACCACAGGCGACCAAACCATCGGTGGGACTAAGACATTTAGTACCGAGTTAAGAGTTCCTTCTTTCGCAGGAACTAACAGCTTTATTAGTGGCACAGGCGACAGCGCATCTCTATCTACATACAACTTTGCGTTGAGTGGATGGAATGGAATGGCGTTTTATAACCCTACTGTTGGAGGGGCTTTTCCAAATGCAACGTCTGGATTTATAGATTTTCGTAATGGCATTTTGTCTATGCGCGGCGATTTACGCGCTCCCATATTCTACGACAGTGATAATACTGGTTACTATATTGATGGTAATTCTACATCCATTTTATACAATTTAAGATGTACTTCTGGATTTGATTTAACTACTAACGATGTTTATGCTAGTATGCGCGTTGTAAGAAATGCTCTTACTTCAGGAGGTACCGCAGATGGTATGTATATTGGCTATCAAAATGGTAACAGTGGTCTCACAAGAATATATGGCGGTGGCGCTACTGGCGGCGAACTAGTTAAACATTCTGACCACACTTCAGAAGTAAACTCGTTTCGCGCTCCGATATTCTACGATAGCGACAATACTGCATACTTCTTAAATGCTGCTAGTTCCTCTACTATAAATGAAATAAGCATGGTTGGTCTTTTGACTGGTAAAACATCTGCTGCAACTGATGTAAACACAGCAAATGATACTGGTTCGTTCTCTGCAAGAGGTAATACTTCTACTGTTGCTTCTATGTCGTTCCATCGTACTAGCGCATACGCTATAAACATGGGGCTTGGCACAGACAATGTGTTCCGTATCGGTGGATGGTCGGCTTCAAACAACGCCTTCCAGATGGACGGCTCTGGCAACCTGACAATGCTGAACAATGTCACGGCATATTCTGACGCCAGACTGAAAACAGACATTGTTAAGATTGAAAACGCTTTAGATAAGGTACAGCAACTTAACGGATACACATACACCAGAACTGATACAGGTTCTAGACAAGCTGGTGTTATTGCGCAAGAAGTTATGAAAGTTCTTCCCGAAGTTGTCATGGGAAGCGAAGAAACAAACTACAGTGTTGCGTATGGTAATATGGTAGGATTGTTAATTGAAGCAATTAAAGAACAACAAGCTCAGATCGATAAATTAACAAATCTAGTCGATAAATTACTAACTAAATAATTAGTAAACAAATTAGGAGATACAAATGTCACTTACATATACATGGAAAATTACAGGCTTAAAGAAGCGCAATGATCCTTCAGTTGAACTGGATGATATCATTGTTCAAACTTACTGGGAATGCAAAGGCACAGACGCAAATGGCAACTCAGGAGCATTTAACGGAGCAACTCCATTTGAACCTGATCAAGTCGATCCAGAAAACTTTACTAGTTATGAAACCCTAACCGAAGCGCAAGTTATCGGTTGGATCCAAGATGTTGTCAATAACAATCCTGGATATAAAGCACATATCGACGAACAGATTCAAAAGCAAATTAACGCGGTAATTGTTCCAATCGTTGATATTTCTGTAGAAAACATGCCTTGGGCAGAACTAGTAACAACAGAAGAGCCAGCTAACCCTAGCGTTTAATATTATTAATACATAGTTAAGGAAAACATTATGACTAACCCCGAACTCGACTCCAAATTGGTTGAAAATCAACAGCAACAACAAATTCCAAACGTGACCATTGAAGTGAATGTAAATGAACTCAATGTTATTATGGGCGGTTTACAAGAACTCCCACATCGCGTTGTAGATCCTATTCTTCGTAAGATAATGGAACAAGCGCAAGCTCAATTACAGAGATAATAATGCCATTACAGTTATCAGGCACAATCACTCTTGCTCAAATTCAAACTGAATTCGGAGGATCTAATCCGATCAGCTTGAGTGAGTATTACCGTGGTGGTGGATTGGTGCCAAATACGGCAGCTAACGCTAACATTCCTACGTCAGGAATTATTAGACTTTCAAATTTTTATGGAGGGTCTAATACAGTATCAGTCACTACTGTTTACCAAACTTCGCGCGGTACAAATACGTCTAGATCTACTACGACTGCTTATAGCACATTTTATCTTACAACATTCTTGGATGGTAAGCAATCAATTTCTGAAGAAACAAGTAGAGGCACATCTAGATCTACAACAACTGCTTATGATACAACAACCAGCTTCGATACCTCTAGAAGCACGTAATAAATATAACATGAAAGGAGATTATTATGAATATACAAACTGATGAAAATGGCGCTCCAGTGAACGTCGAGATGGTAAACCGCAAACTTGAATCTTTCGTAGAAGTGGTTTTACAAAAAATGATTGATGTTGAAAAAGAAATTAAATCATTGAAAAAACGAGTGAAAGATTTAGAAAAATAATCAAGGAATTTTGTGATGGAAGAAACAAAACCAAAACCCAAAAAGAAATCGTTTATGTACATGTCGTCGAACGAATGGCTCGGCGACTCAGTTACACATTTTATGAAAACTGGAAATGCGCTTCGTTCTGACGAAAATGACGACCTAGCAAACATCTCTAATCTAATTCCTAAGAGCGTAAATGGTGTAAAGGTTGAATACGACATTTCATACGAATCACCAAAAGATCGTATTCATGGCTACAAGTACACAGATTTGCTGACTAAAGTCGTAATGCTTTCACCATGTAATTCAACAATAGCAGTTCAGAATTTGATTGAACAGATTAAGAAAGGACCAACCGAAGAAGGCTTGGCTGTTCTTAATAAAATAAAAGCCAATCTAACTGACAAATATCTGCTCGACGAAGAAAGCGACTTACCTGTAAAAGAACTTGTAATTCTTCCAGGAACCAATCTACTAACCAAAGAGGGTGGTTGGTGTGATATGGAAAAGATTGACCAGCTTGTTAAAGATGGCGCGTATGTTAAGCTACATCCAATCACTGCTAAGGTTTGGCAGACTATGCTTGCTAAACGCTGGGGTGATAAGTGCGTTAATAACGATGTGGCTTTGTATCCGCTTTTAAAGAAATGCGACAAAGCATATTTCTGTATGAGTTCTGAAACTGGATTATCAGCTACTATTTTAGGAAAGAAACTTGGACTCATCGATCTAAAAGAACGCAAAGGTCGCGGAACTTTTGAGAATGTGTACAATGCGCTAGATCGTTGTGGTGTTAAGGATACTCTATACAATAAACTGGCTGCTCTGTTCTCTCATCCAGAATCAGGTTTTGTTTGCGTATATCACGACAATTATCAGGAGCGTGTTGATACGTATTTTACTCACATGAAAGAAAAGTATAAACACAAAGAATGAAAACTTTAGTTATTATAGCAACTCACCACGGGTCGTTTCTTACAATTAAATCGGCATTGAAAAACTCTTCGCATGATAAACTCATCGTTATCGTGCCAAAATCACAAGTTGACAAGTACCATAAAATGTACGAAGACAATGTTCATAAGAATGCAGAATTTGAAGTATTCAAAAATTATGATAGAACAATTACTCAGTTCTGTGGAACTGAGGTGTTTGTCGTAGACGATTGGGATCCAGCAAACTCCGTAAGTTCTACCGTTGAGACACTTATGGCGTTAGAAAGTAAAGGACTACACGTGGTCGTTGGCGCTGGTTTGTTAATTCTAAAAGATCCTTTTAGCAAATCATTAACAGAATTGATGGATTCTAATCGATTGGCTATTAGCAAACCGCGTGTGTATGGCGATAACAAACGACTTAACATGTACCATATGATCGGGTTGTCTAAAGAAGATTTAAGTTATGATGCAAACGTGTTTGCTCTAAACATGGATCTGTTTGAAGAAATTACCGTTTCCGACGGCAGGTTAATTCAAGAAGCCATTTCTAACAAAAAGTTTGTAAAATTGCCAAGAGAATACAATATGAAACACGACGCGTTGATTGGGACAGCGATCTCTGCGCGCGAAACAGTAATGCATGGCACTAGGGCTAGTAAGTCTTCTATTGTAAACTTTTGGATGCCAGTTATTAAGAAATATGAAGATTTGTACCCAGAGGAAACTTTTGGGTATCTATTTGACGTTTATCTAGACTATGCAGAACAAGTCGAGGACTATCTACCAGCTTCGACTTATAATAGAATAAAACAAAATGGCGAAGCTACTAAATACTGGATAAAGGATATTCGAGATAATATCCTCGGATAACACGGAGAACCACAATGGCTGTTCCAGCAACTAGAGCTCAATTCAAAGAATATTGCCTTCGTAAGCTAGGCAAGCCAGTTATTGAAATTAACGTTGACGACGACCAAGTCGAAGATCGTATTGATGAATCAATTCGCTATTTTTGGGATTACCACTTTGATGGTTCACACAGAACTTACTACAAGCATATCGTAACACAAACTGATATAGATAACAAATACATTACGATGCCCGAGAATATCATCGGCGCGATCAATATTTTTGATATCGGCGATGCAGTAAATACGAACAACCTTTTTAATATTCGTTATCAGATTGCCCTTAACGATCTGTATACTTTAACCTCGCAGTCCATGGTTCCGTACTTCATGGCTATGCAACATATTCAGTTCCTAGAAGAATTATTGGTCGGTAAACAACCTATTCGCTACGAACGCCATCGCGATCGTTTGCACGTTGATATGGATTGGGAAAAAGTAAGTATTGGAAATTATATCATCGTAGAAGCATACGAAGTAGTTGATCCAGATGTATGGACTGATGCTTGGGGTGATCGCTGGTTGCAGAATTACTGCACCGCAAAAATTAAATATCAGTGGGGTTCAAACCTAACCAAGTTTACTGGTCTAAACCTTCCTGGTGGCGTGCAGTTTAACGGTGAGAAAATTCTAGACGATGCTGCAGCCGAACTTGCCAAGATGGAAGAAGAAATGCTAAACAGCTATTCGCTTCCAAATATGGATATGATTGGCTAATGGCAACCAATTTTTTCTTTAACAACTTCGGAAACTCGATGGAGCAAGGTCTTATCGAGGACCTAGTTGTGGAATCAATTAAGATCTATGGTATCGATTTGTATTATCTACCAAAGAGAACTGTCGCTAGAGATACAGTATTCCGCGAAGAAGAATTGGTGACTTTTAATACAGCTCATCCTGTTGAGATGTATATTAAGAACGTTGATGGCTTCGAGGGCGAGGGCGACTTTATGTCGAAGTTCGGTCTTGAGATCCGCGATCGAATTACATTTACTGTTTCTCGTCGTAGTTTTGCCAGCGAAATTCTTACACAAGAATCGAACATGGTGCGCCCATTAGAGGGCGACCTAATCTGGTTCCCACTAACTCGTAAGATGTATACGATTAAGTTTGTTGAGCACGAAGCTATATTCTATCAGCTTGGTTCGCTACAAACATTCGATATGACTTGCGAATTATTTGAATACAACAACGAAACATTTGATACTGGTATTCCAGATATCGATCAAGTTTATGCTGAACTCGATGTTGATATCAATACAGCGATTGCATCATCAGTAACACTAACAGATATTCAAGCACAGAACGAAGAATTTGAAACAGACGGACAGTCAGGAATTCTGGACTTTAGCGAGATGGATCCATTCTCAGAAGGAAATGATTACTAATGTTTGGTCACGAGTTTTACCACGAGCATTTACGCAGATACATCGTTGTGTTTGGAACGATGTTTAACAACATCGTTGTCTCAAGAAAGACAACCGCTGGCGTAGTTGACAAGCGAATCAAAGTTCCTATCTCGTACTCACCACGCGATAAGCTATTAGCGCGTATTGAAACAGATCCTAATCTAAGAAAGCCAGATGCGGTTTCTTTACCACGTATGGGTTTCGAAATGACTTCCATGACGTATGCTGGTGAGCGCAAATTAAGCACAATTAAGAAGTTTACTGCAGCTGGAACTAATGGAAACAACCGTACAATTATGTACGCGCCAGTTCCATACGACGTAAACTTTCAATTAAGCATCATGGTAAAGAACGCGGAGGATGGTACTCAAATACTTGAGCAGATCCTTCCATTCTTTACTCCAGAATGGACTAATACCGTTCAGCTAATAGACGACATGGATATTAAGTTAGATATTCCTCTTGTATTAGTTTCTGTTTCTTCAGACGACACATACGACGGTGATTTTGAAACTCGGCGCGCATTAATCTGGACTTTAGATTTTACTATGAAGTGTTACTTCTTTGGTCCAACAAAAACCAAAAAACTAATTAAGTTGGCAAATGTCAATTTCTTTATCGACGGATTTGATACAGCTATTGGTTCTTCGAATACTGTTTTAGAACGAGTGACAATACAACCAGGATTAGCACCAACAGCTAACTTGGCTGGAACTATTTCTTCCTCTGGTAATTTAGTTACAGGTTCAGCAACTTCATTTACTACAACTATGGCAGTTGGTAATTATGTAATTGCCGTGTCCCCCACCGCTGCTGATCAATTTAAGCGCGTTACATCGATTGCCAATAATACATCTATGAGAGTTGAGTCAGCATTTAGCGCAAGTTTGGTGGCAAGCAACTACCAGTCGACATATAATGGAACTGGTACAGCTAATTCTCAATTAACTGTTGACAAAGACTACATTTTGGTCACCGATGACTGGGATTATATCGTAACGATAGAAGACGTATAAAATATGAACAGTATTATGGATAACTTGACCAAAGCATTAGAAATGAATCCTCTTGTGGTCGAAGAACAAAAAGAAGAACAGCTTCCTGCGGTCGTCGAAGAAACAAACGACGCTGAGCAGGACTTTGAGCTTGCGCGCAAAAATCTACAAGAACTCGCTAAGAAAGGCAACAAGGCTCTCGACGAGTTGATTATGCTGGCTAAGAATAGCGAGCACCCTCGTGCATACGAAGTAGTTGCCACGCTAATTAAAACACTAGCTGATACCAATAAAGACTTGCTTGACACCCGAAAGAAAAAATTAGATATTGATAAAGCTCGTGGCGCGTCACCTAATAGCGACGCTAAAACAGTCAACAATAATCTGTTCGTCGGCTCTACTGCTGAACTACAAAAGTTTCTAAAAGATCGCGCTAAAAATCTGGAGTCAGATGAATGAGTGCAGTGCTTGAAGAAGATTATGATATCGAGATTGAACATAATGGTGTAAATGGTAATCCGCTTCTAAAGCCAGTCGGTATGCAAATCGAATGGCAACCTTGGCAGATTGAAGAATATCTAAAATGCAAAGAAGATCCGATCTACTTCTGTGAGAAATATGTAAAGATTATCTCTCTTGACGAGGGTGTAATCAACTTTAAGATGTTTGACTTTCAGAAGCGATTCGTACGAGCTGCTAAACAGAATCGCTTTACTATCGTTCGTTGCGGTCGCCAGATGGGTAAGACTACTACCGCGACTGGTTTATTGTTACACGAAGGCTTGTTTGCTGACAATCCATCGTACATCGCTATCCTTGCCAACAAAATGGATACGGCTCAGGAAATTCTTGACCGTATTCAAATGGCATACGAAAACCTGCCATTGTGGATGCAACAAGGTGTTGTAGCTTGGAACAAACGAAGCTTCGCACTAGAAAATGGCGCCAAGTTTATCTGCGCACCAACTTCAAGTTCTGCTATTCGTGGTAAGTCTATCTCAGTTCTGTATCTCGACGAATTTGCTCACATTCCGCCGCACATTCAGCTAAAGTTCTTTACCGCTACATATCCAGTTATTTCCTCTGGTAAACAGACCAA